GCGATATTGGCCGTTTTGCGAAATGCGGAAATTAGCCTGAAGCTGAGAGATCGTTTCTCGCGCGCGCGCGAGCGAGTTCTCAACTGGCAGATCAGCGACCTTGGCAAATAGCTCCAGCTTGTATAGCCGCGCAGTCAGCCCGTAGACGGTGCGACCATCGACCTCATCTCCCGAGAGCAACTTTCGAAGGACACGAGATGCATCGCTGCAAACTCGCGGTATTTCCCTGTCCCGACCACGCCAGTAAGCTGCCTGCGCCGCCATATCGTTCGCCACTTCAGCCGGGGTTGCCATCATGCAATCTCCCGAAAGCTGAGCAGGTAGGGCGCCCCACGCCAGAACGCGACGCGGCCCTCGCGGCCCAGATGGCGCACGATGCGGTGCCTGCCAAATGCCCATGCGGCAGCGAGTACCCACCAGCGCGCTTGGCTGTAATGGGCCTGCGCTGCAAGGATCAGCATCCCTAGATCATGATCACGCTGGTGTTTGTGCGCTATCATGCGAACCCCATGATCTTGCGCGCCTTGGCAGCGGCGTCTGCGTCGATATCGCCCGCATCCACAGCCGCATCGAGCTTGGCGGCTTGCGTCTTGCGATCATCATCGATCAGCTTCTCACGCAGCCCGCTGGATGCCATGACGTCCTTGAGCATGCGCCCGAGGAAGTGCAGCTCCTTCGGGTCGATCTCCTCGCCGGTCTTGGTCATTTGCGCCTGCATCACTTTGAAGGCGAGCGTGGTGATCATCTGGAACAGCACGTTGTGGCGCTTGGCCTCTTCGTTGAGACCGTTCTCCTGCATCCAGCCCGCCGCCCAGGCGCTGGCCTCTTCCTGGTATTTCACGAACTCGCGGTATTCCGAGCCGTAAGCATGCAGCGCCGATTTCTGAATGCGCAGCTCCTGACCGGCCTCTTCGAGGCGGAAGTTCAGATCCTCGGCCAGCGCTTCATAATCGCCAAAGCCACGCTCTCTCAGCGCGGATTTCAGCCAGTCCTTCAGCTCGTCGGGGAGTAGATCAACCTTGCGGGGAGGCGGCATATTACACCTTCGGGCTGGGGCGCTGGATTTCAGGATGGGTGGCAAGGCCGCGCGCGATCTCGACACCGCGCATCGTGGCCGTCACGACCACGAACTCGGCGCTCGGATCAAATTCAACGAAGCCGTTTTCGCGCAGCCAGCTCAGCTCGGTGACGATCTGCGCGCGCGATGCCGACAGCCCGAGGCCCACCAGAACATCCTGAAGGATCGAGGCATTGCCGGTGTATTCCGGGATCTCCGCCAAATGCCGCAGGATCGCGAGGCGGCGGTGCTTGTTGAGCGTTTTGATGTAATCGTTCATGTCTCTATCCGTGAGTTCGCAGGTGATCTTCATGGCGGCTGACGCTGCTTTCGATGCGCTCCATGATCTGGCTCTGGCCGTTGATGACGGCGTTCATCGTGCGCAATTCGCCACGCACCTCTGTCAGGGCGAGCGTCAGCGCGTTCAGCTCTTTTGAGCCGGGCATGGTCGCGAGGTCGTGCTCAGCTTGGCTCAGCCTCATATCCAGCCCCGTCACGCTGGTTTTGACCCCTTCGATCTTGGCATCGGTCCGTGCAATTACCTTGGCACTGGCGGCTTCGCGGGTGCGCCACCACGAAAAGATGGCCGAGGCGATCGCAAACACCAGCGACAGGCTGACGGTGGCATCAAAGTCGAAGAGTGCCTGCATTATTTCGCCGCCCCCGACCATTTCGCCATCGCATCCTTAATGGTGTGCCCGCCCATATAGAGGCCAAGGAAGACGCCGGTGAACTGCATCAGCTGATCAAAGGGCATCGGCGGCAACGCGGTTTTCCAGATTGCATTGGCGACATGCAGGATCACTGCATTCCAGAGCCACAGGAAGAAGATCAGGTACATCCCGCCCGGACGCCAGGCGCGCATCCAAAGCGGCTCGTCCTTCTCGGCTTCCAGCTGGGCCATCTGCAATTGCAGGCCCGACGCATAGAGCGCCACGACCTCGGGGCTCATCTGCTCGGTGGCGCGCATCGCATCGATCACCTGTTTGGGATTGTCTTGCGCGGCCTGATCGAGCTGCTCGACCGGAATGCCTGCGCGCTTGGCGATCTCGGCCAGCACCTGAGTGGCAAGCTGCCCGCCAGTATCGCCCAGCTTGCGCGACAGGATCTGTTCGATGATTTGCATGCCGGCCGATCCGGCGAGGGTTGCGAGCGCGCCCATATTAAATGCTCCGAAGGAAGGCCGCGAACCGGGGCGCGCGGGCGTTGATTTTGGCGGCAATCGCATCGCGGTATTGCCAGGCGATGTAGCCAGCAAATGCGAGGCCTGCACCAAACAGGATCAGGTCAAGATGGGGGATGCCGGTCATCTGCTCGGCGACATTGTTCCCGGTGTCTGCGGACGGGGCCATCGTGGACGCGCCAGCAGCTGGCGCACCGAGGGCGGGAACGGCTTTCTTGGCCGCATCGATCCGGCGTTGCAGTGTACTGAGCGTCGCGCGCCCGATTTTGCCATCCTGTGTCAGGCCGTGATCGCCCTGAAAGCGGCGGATTTCGCCAGCGGGGATCGAGTAGGCGACAACACCAACCTGATAACCAAGCTTGCGCAGGGCCTCCAAAACCTTGCCTTTCTCAACCACATCCATCGGCACGACCCACCGCGCGACCGACACGGACGGCCTAGTCGCCTCTGCGCTCTTCACCGGATAGACACCGTCAAGCAGGATCTTCAGCTCGCGATCGCGGCGCTTCACGAGGCCGGGCAGCACTTTGCCGCCGCCCTTGTTCCACAGCCGAAACTTTGCAGCGATTGCCGAAGGCGTAGCGTGAGCGCGCCAGAGAGCGACCCAGCTTGCCCGGCCGATCGCACCCGTGTTCCAGTGAAACAGTACTCCGGCGTCGAATTCGTTCTGCCGCGCCGTAGGCATCGCCCCGCCGACAGCAGGCTCATAGTTCTTCGCCAGTGCTTGGGCGAGCATGGCTTTCGCCGCTTTCTCGGTGATCACCATGCCGGGGCCGATTTTTCCGACGCCCGCGGCGGTCGTGATGCCGTCGCCAATCGTCCAGCGTCCCACCGCATCGCGGTAAGACCGTAGGACGGTGCCCTCTTCGAATTCAAGCGCGGCAATGCCTTTAGCTGAGGTCTGCATTCTGGCGATCTCCAGAGGAAATGACTTTCCCGGACAATCGCAAATCAGGCGCGCAGCCTCGCCCTTGAATGCGTTCGGGGCCGCCCATTGGCAGCCCCGTTGCGTTCACTCTTCGAGTTGATCGACACTATCGCCGCAGGAACTAGTCCCTGTCAAATGGGAGTTTCATCTGTGCCGCATCGGCCTCGGATTTCAGTTCGGCCCGGTAATTCGACACGGTGCGCGTGTGCAACCCATGATCAAGCGCGACCTGTTCAAGCGATGCGCCCCGATTCAATGCTGCCAGCGCGGCCGCTTTGGTCTCCGCCTGAATGCGCTTCATTCCTCGGATCGATCCGCAAGGCAGGGTCAGCTTGCCCGCGCCGATTTCCTTGATGATGATCTCGGCCGCATCCTCGCCAACCACCTTTGCCAGCGAAGATCCTGCGGCTCTCACCGGGATTGATATCTGACACCCGCCCCAGCGCTTGAGCAAATCAGCGGTGCGCTCTGCGCCGATCAGCTGCTCGATCTCGCCAGCGACACCGGGAAACGTGGTCATGCCTCATCCCTCCGATGGCCAGAGCGGGGGCGGCGCCCAAGGCGGCGATCATGACGGCAGCCGGATTGCACGGTGACTACGCAGCCGCCCTCGATCCGATAATTGAAGCCCGCAACCGTCACACCGCAGGCCCCTTGCTCTACGCCGTGCGTGACCAGCTTCCCGATCTCGTGGCGCAGAGCATCGACATCTACACCCTTCACCCGCTCGAGGTAGCGGATCACGGCGTGATCTGTGATGCGAGGATGCTTTGCCATCAGTTCAGCTCGATCCCTTCGCGGGCGCACCACGACTTGAGCGCCTCGACCACGTCTTTGATCTGCTCCCACTCGGTCATAGTGTCGATGTCGATCGGCACATGGCCCCAAGTCTTCTCAAAGCGCGCGCGGATAAAGGCGTTCAGACCCTTTGCGCCCGAGATCTTAGTAGCCCCGGCCTCGTTCAGCAGCCGCCACATCACATGACAAAAGCGGATATCGGCGCGACGAGCGGGCGGTCTCCGACCCTGCGCATCGGCCTTGAATCCCATGCGCTTCATTTCGGTGGCGACAGCGCGCAGCTCGCTGTCGGTCATATCGGCCATCGAGGACTTGCCCACGACCCGCAATTGCAGGTCGTGACGCGTGGCGCTGTCGATACCAAGCTGTTTGGCCCCGACATGGATCAGGCGCTGGAGATTGCGGCGGGTCATTCAACATTCTCCTCATCAACAGAAACAAGACGAGAATGACAGCTTGGCTCATATTCGATCGAGCACTCGATTTCACGCTTGCACGATGGGCAGGTATGAGTGCCGCAACCGACATCCCCCAAATCATGGACACAGGCCGGGCAAGTCCAGAAGTCGTCCCGGTGCGGATTTGAAGTGTGATCTGAATAGATACTCATCTCACCCCTCCCTCACGCCTTGGCCAGATCAATCGTGACCGTCTTCCACTCGGCATCGACGGCATCACGCATCTGGATGCGGTAATAGGTTTTCGAGCCAACGATCCGGATCGCCTCGCGGAAGGCATCCATGGCGCGGTTCCAGCGGGGATCCTCAACATCAAGGCTGAGCATCACGAACAACAGCGCGCGGTTCACCTGACCTTCCTTGTCGGTGTTGAAGG